TGCAGGCCGACAATCTACGCCGAAACATTTCTGTGACATAGTAGGAGCAATCATGCCAACGACAAACGGAAATCGAAAAATACTTGACCTCAAACGATGGGAGTTTGTCACCCCTGCTCCTGCCACAACCGCTGCGGGTTCTTTTGTGGTTTCCTCGCGACACTTTGAACAGCGGCAGCTCTACGTGGTGAGCGCAACGGTTGCTTATCTCTACAGCCCGCTCGAAGATGGCTGGGTGCAATTGCCATCACCGGCACTGGGTACCACGATCGCGGCGGGAGCAACGGGAACAGCATCTGGTTTTTCGCTTGGCAACGTCGTTGCAGCCACAACCATTGCAGCGGGATCCAACAACGCGACCCTGCCTCAAGCGACGATCAATGTCGCATCGACGACCGGATTTCCCAATGAGGGTGCATTCTATGTCGATACCGCTTCCAATGGTCGGCAACTCATCACCTACACGTCGGTCACTTCCGGCACGCAACTTGGCGGATGCTCGGGCGGTACTGGCACGCTGCTAACCAATCAAGTGGTTTCGTTTGCTGGACTGGCGGCATTGGCCGGTACGACATCGTCGATCACGACCAGTCAACCGCTTGCTCGGGATCTGCGAGGCTACAGCGTGCACATTCTGTCGGGCCCTAACGCCGGGGCGACGCTGGAAATTCAGTCCAACGATTTTATTTCTTCGTCCACGACCATTGCCGCAGGTTCTAACGGTGCCGCATTACCTCAAGCGACGATCAACGTCGCCTCGACCGCTGGTTTTCCTGGGAGCGGAACGCTGCGGATTGCGATCTCTGGAGCGAACACGCTCGTCACCTACACGGGCATCACCGCGACCTCGTTTACGGGTTGCTCGGGCGGTACTGGCACGCTCGCAACGTCGCAAGTGGTCGCGTTTGCGAACGCCATCAACGTACCAACGCAAGCCAGCGCATTCACGACATCCACCGTGTTTCGATTGATGGCTCCGACTTGGTGGGTCCTCGCACCAGGCACGTTGGCCGCTGGATCTTTCCGCAAGTACGATTTTGCCACCAACTCATGGACTAGCGGAACCATTACCGGCTTGCCCGCCACGTGGGGAACGGACGGCAAACTAATTAGCACGCGGTCCTGGTTGGATTCGAGCTACCTACAATTCGCTACTGGGACTGCGACCAGCGGCAGCGCGACCACGATCGTCAATAGCGCCAAGAACTGGGCCGTTAATCAATGGGCAAATGGGTGTCAGGTGCGTATTGTCTCTGGTACGGGTGCCGGTCAAATTCGCCCAATCGTGTCCAACACATCAACCGCAATTACCGTGAGCGGATGGAACACCAACCCAGATTCCACGTCGGTCTATTCGATCGAAGGGAACGATGAGACGCTGTACCTCGCTGGCAATGGTGCGGTTGCGATGTACCGCTACAACGTCAACTCCAATTCGTGGACGACGCTATCGCCTGGCAACGCTCGCGCCGCTGCGCCCGGTGCTGGTATGTCGCTGGAATGGGTCAATTCCGTGACCGATTCAGCCTGGACCGCCGAGAACAACATCATCAATGGTCGCCGTCTCTACGGCTTTCGCGGTGCGGCTGGTGGTGCGTTGGATTACTACGACATTCCGAGCAATACATGGATCAATACCATTGGTCCGACCCCTGCCATAGAAACATTCACGACAGGCACCAAGTGGGCGTATCGGGGAGATTTTTGGTACTTCCAAAAAGACGCAACTGGTCGATGGTTCCGCTATGATTTTGTGCGTAATGCCGTTGATGGTTGGAACATCATGCTTTACCCCAACAGCACCGCGATCGCGGGGGACACCGCGTTCAACGTTTCATACTTCGACGGCGCGACCGAGATTGTTTACGTGTACATGATTCTGAACACGTCTACCGTCATGCTCAGACAAATGGTGGTGTGATGCTACTCACTCTGTTACGCGGCTCAACCAACGCAGGTTATCGCGGGTACTTTTGTTGGTACGTGGGCGGGCATGGTGCATTTTCTGGCAGCGGGTTCAATCCAGCTCTATCTGTTTCGAGGCACGTTGTCCTTGGCTCGGGAGTCTATTGATGTACAGGAAGAACACTGCGAGCCAATACATTTACTTCGTGCTTGTCAACGCAACCACCGGCGCTGCATTAACGGGTGCTACCGTCACGGCGTATCGGGCGCTCGCCGACGGCTCGCAAGCCTCAGCCACGGGAACAACAACCGAGTTGGGGCTCGGACAGTATCGATTCAATTTGAGCCAAGCCGATACCGACGCGGACAACGGTTCGTTTTTGTTCGTCGCGACCAACGCCGTCCCTGTGGAAAAGACCGTCGTTTTTACCGCAGCGGATCCGACCGATGCGACGGCGTTTGGGTTGAGTCGTCTTGATGCAGCGATCACCAGTCGGCTTGCACCCACAACCGCAGGTCGCACGCTCGGCGTCGATGCCAGCGGTCAGATTACAGTCGGTGCAATGGCCGCCAATACACTGACGGCGAGTGCTCTGGCGACGGATGCGGTGAACGAGATTGTAGATCAAGTCTGGGACGAACAGTATAGCCAGCACACTACGGCGGGATCGTTCGGAAAACTGATGGACTTGCTTCGTAAGGCAAATCTTACCATTGAAGGCACAGTATCGACTGCGATAACGCCAACGACGCTTACGTTCTCCAGCAACGTGTCTGCGGTCACGTCAGCCTACGCTCACTCAGTTCTCCTGTTCGTCTCCGGACCTTTGGCAGGAGAGAACTCGCCAATCATTTCCTACAACTCGACCAATGGTGTTTTCGTGCTGGAAGAACCTTTAACGGCAGCTCCAGGCAACGGAGACGAGTTTGTCGTGATTGCAACCTCTCATGTCCATGCAATCGCGGATATTCAAGCAGGACTGGCATTGCAGACGACATCTCTGGCGATCAATGCCAAGACGCAATTGATTACGGCAGGCAACATCAGCGTCTTGCAAGATCGTGTGAACGACAGCACGATCACAATGCAATACAACGAGGTGACGACCGCAACGGTGAATCTAGACGAGGACACCACATCGGCAACGCTGCAATTTGTTGTCCAACGACCTGATGGGAGCGACGTATTAAGTATTGCCAATGCTTCGATCACACGTAACGCAACGAGTTTTACGGTGACGATCACGACGGCAGTGACGGCAACAATCGGTCAATACCTATGGTCGCTAAGAGATCTCACTGGCGGTGGAAATCGTGTGGTCACTAAGGGAGTGCTGACTGTACAAAACGCAGCATCAATCGATGCCTAGAGTGTGTAGGTGCGGCAAGATTGTTCAGGATAGGTGTGAGTGTGTTCGCCAACAAAACACGCGAACATCGAAGCACTACAGCTATGACCACCGCAAGGCGAGTGAATGGCTGCGAAGAGTCCGCCCTCTGTGCGAGCGATGCATGATGTTGTACGGTCCCGTTATGGCAAACACATCGAGCGAACTGCATCACATCGTGAAGGTGGCGGATAGCCCACAGCAACGAATGCAAAAAAGTAATTGGCTTGCCGTATGCAACCAATGCCACAACGAAGTGGAGAATGACGTGTTTGGAGGAATGGCAGTCCGTAACTGGTCTGACCAAAACTACGATCAAGTATTGAGGAACGCATGCCAGGAAGAAAACCAACATCTAAAGCCGTTAAGCTGATGAACGGTGCGGCGGAAAAAAATCCGCATCGAGTCAATCACCATGAACCCAAGGCGAAGCGAGGGTTTCCGCCCTCACCTGCCTTGGTCAAACTCGACCCTGTAGCACAAAGGTGCTGGGACACGATGTGCGAACAACTCGATGAAATGGACTTGCTCGTCACCAGTGATCTGTACGTTCTTGAAGTAGCGGCGATGGCATATGCGAAAATGGTAGCGGTTGACCGGGAGTTGGATGGTCGTGTAACCATCGAAAACTCCAAAGGGGATTTGGTTTCGCATCCTGCGGCGATGCATTACCATCGCTTTCAATCGACGTTTGTGCGTTGCCTGGGCGAGCTTGGGCTAACTCCTAGTTCGCGGTTGCGATTGCACGCACCGGATCCCGAGAAGGATGCCGATGAATTTCAACAATGGTTGTCCAATGCTGCTGGAGGAACTGAGTGATCACAAGCGGTGTTGGGGCTAAAGTTCAAGGGTACGTTGATGGCGTAATGTCGGGCGAGATTTCCGCTTGCGAGCGTGTCAAGGACGCAGTACGTCGCTACGTATCCGATCTTGAGCGACAGTCGACTACCGACTTTCCGTATCACTTTGATCGTCGATGGGCTACCTGTGTCTGCGAATTCTTTCCTGGTGTGTTGCGACACAGCATTGGCGAGTTCGCCGGCCGGCCAATCGTACTTGAGCCCTGGCAAGCATTCTGCATCTGGAACATTTTCGGATGGAAAAGGGACGACGACAACTCCAGGCGGTTCCGAAAGATCTATTGGTCGATGGGACGCAAGAACGGCAAGTCGACGATTGCCGCTGGTCTGTGTTTGTTTTTGGCGAGCGGTGACATTGATCCGGCGACAGGCCGACCTGAAGCAGTTGGTCAGATCCTCCTGACAGCTACGAAGAAGGAGCAGGCTGCCGTTGTGTATGGCGAATGCGAACGCATGCGACTCCAATCTGCTGCGATGAGCAAGATGAGCGATGTCCGCAATGAGACGATCACGTTCAAGCACAATCGCACCTACATCCGCAAGGTATCGAGCGACAAGCCGTACTCTGGACTCAACCCGACCCTGGTCGTCAT